TTACTTGAAAGGTGAGGCAGCAGAACACTCCGTGATGTGTGTGGTCTGGAAAGGGGAAATCCAGTCTGCCGCCTCGTAGTTAGTTTAACTTATTCTTTAGCTTATAGATTTGAACTAGGTTTACAAACATCTGGTAGCCATCACGCAAATCTTGCTCATCGTGTTCATAAATAGCAACTTCATTGGTTGTGCCATTGATATAGACATTGGCGCATCGTGCTGAGGGTGCTAAAACCTCTCTATAAGCCGCTAATTGAATGGTATGCTCTAGGTAGGGTGTTAGTTCACCAGGGCTTTTCTCTGTCGTCTTAAAGTCAATAACGACCCCTGAGAAGGCATGATTAGGCTTGGCATATAAATCGCACTTTCCACCATAAGATTCTTGTTGATTGACCAAACTTTGCTCAGGAATCCAAAGCTGTTCACCAAAATGGGCTTTTATAGCATTTTCTACATTGCGAACATAAACAGGCAAATCAGGCAAATATTCTTGATTGTAAAAAGACTCAATCCAATCATGAATCATCGTGCCTCTTTCGGCAGCTTCCCTAGACTTTCGTTTAGACAGGTCTAAACATCTTGCAATATAGGCCTTGTCATCTTCCCCATCTAATCGTGGGTTTTCAATAGCAGCTTTAATCGCCTCGGTCTGAAACCAAGTATTTAATCCATCTTTTGAAAGTTGTCCGAGTATCGTGCTGACCGAAGGGACGAGAGTTCCAGGACTAGCCTTGGCGTCACGGAGCGTTGTGTTTCTGGGTTTTCCGTTCTTCCCAATAGTTGTATAGCGAGGTGTACCAGTTTTGGCACAGTACCAATGCTCAGACATAACTTTTCCCCTTGTGATTTCATATTAGTCTAATAAATTTAAAATAGCTTTACGGCTTGTGGCGTCTAAACAACAATCAGCGCACACTTGAATCACATCTTCGATTACGGCCTTTAAATCTTGTGTTTCAAAAGCAATTAACTGTCTTTCTTCATCCACGCCAAAAGGCTGTGTAGAAATAATGGCTTTATCGCCAATAACATCTCTAATGTGATTCAACATGGTCATCTCCTTAGAATGGGGTTAAATCATCTTCAATGGTATGTTTGGGCAACTCATCTTCACCTCTAGCTTTAAAGCCAACAGGTTCTTTGACTTTGCCAACCGAAATACTGAAATATTTGCCTACTTTTGCAGATTCTTTAATCCATGCGCTAAGGTAATGCTCTTTGCCTTGAAGCATGATTGACCCTGTGTAATCAGGATGATTGTCAGTAGTCTTGCGGGTATTCTTGAACAGCGAATCGCTGCCTTCTTTCATTTCGTAGGCCATTATTCAATTTCCTTTGTTTTGATTACTGTTTGTTTGGCTGATTTGCTAGACGCTGCATTGCCATCGTCATCGGCTTGTACCACACCGACAACTGCTGCTAATGCGTATCTGCGCATATAAGTTAAGGCTGAACCTGCACCCTGGGCATCTGGTTTGGTTACAGGCACAGACATAATCTGGCTAACATATTCGCCTGATTTATGGCTGATAATAGTAGTCAAAGACATAGTGCCATCGTAGTATTCTCCAGGAAATTGCATAACCGCCAGCCCATTTTCAGAAAGAAGGCTACGGCAAGCATCCCAGACAGACTCAAGGTCAGCATACTTAGACTTAAAAAAAGGATTAGCCGAGTCTTTAATCGCATGGGTCATTTTTCCTTGTACGATTGATAAAGCTAATGTGAGGTTTGCAATAGATTCAGACTGTTGCATTTGAACCTCCGAACACATTGCCAAAATCATCAAACACGCTCTGTAACAATACATTACGTTTATTGTTTGGTTTGCCACAAGCGGCACGAATAACATCTACATCATCGGCTGAAAGGTCTGTGCCGTATTCCATGTTATTCAACGCTACTTCTAAGCGTTCTTCCATTTCAAACATTACTTGTGCTAATTCATCCATCTAAATTCCCCTTAGATACATAGCGAAATTGCTATAAATAGAATTGTAAGCTAATTCAAGTGTCTGTCAAGAACTATTTGCAAATTAACAACATAGGCTGTAAGATGTCTCACATGAAATTAAAATTGACCGATTCTGCCATTATTGATTTGCTTGGTGGGCCAACAAAAGTGGGAAAATTATGTGGGGTAACCCCTAATGCCGTGTCCCAATGGCGCAAAAACAACATTCCTTATGCCCAATTTGTATTTTTGGCAGCAACTTTAGAAAAAGAATCGCATGGACTAGTTACCAGGCAAGACATATTTCCAACTAACTTTTGGCTAATATGGCCCGAGTTGCTTAAAAACAACGCTTTTATAAAAAGAGAATAGTGTAGAATCTAATTCCTATTTCGAGGCTCTAACGACATACCAGGGAATAGGATTTACAGCGCTACTGGGGGTAATGGATGAAACAGCGCAAAAATAGGTGGCGAAGATAGTGCCTATTCCATGCAAGACTGTCGGGTAATGCGATTCCGCAATGGAAGCATTTGAAGGCAAACCTAGGTAGGCTAGGTTCGCTCAAACCGCTTGGAAGATGTATTAAAACAACATAGGTATAAATACTTAGTGACTAACTAAAGACTATTGGGCAAACTACAAGTACTCAATAACGAGTAAACATTTAAGGGGAAATTAAATGAAAGACTTTTTACTAGCTTGTTTGTTAGGTGGCATTTTGGGCGCAATGGTTGGATATGCAGTTCCATCTCATGCGCAGACTTTTCCAATAACTAGCCCAATGGGTTACAACCAAGGCACAGTACAAATTACTGGTAATACAGCACAGTTTGTAAATCCGCAAGGAGTTATTACACAAACTGCAACTTTGTATCCTAACCAAGTTGTGATTACCACGCCCAACGGTGTGACTACAAATGTAATTGGCAATACTGGATATACAACACCTCCAAGCCCATCAACACCAATGTCACCAAGGGTGATGCAATAATGTTTGACGAGTTCTGGTCGTTATACCCAAAGAAAGTCGCCAAAGGCGCAGCAATAAAAGCCTGGCAAAAGTTGAATCAAGCAGAGAAAGATGAAGTTTTAAAGCAGTTGCCAAACCATCTCAAATATTGGAAACTTAAAGGAACTGAAAAAGACTACATTCCTTATCCTGCGTCTTGGTTAAACCAAATGCGGTATCTTGATGAATTAGACTTTGATGTAACCACGAAAAAGCCACCGAGTTTGCCTTGGTATTCAACTGATGAATTGACGCTTGCAAAAGCGAAGGAATTAGGAATAACGCCTTATGCAGGAGAAAGTTTTATGCAACTACGACAGCGAATTTCAACACAAATCAGCCGTCAGACAGTTGTGTAAATGGCGTCATGAATGGGGATTACAAAAATTTCGATTGTATTTGTCAAAACACAAAGTATCTGAAGTATTGTTGCAAGACTTTTACATTCAATGGCAATTAGGTAATAAAGGGGAATACAAATGTTGGAAAAAACCATTATCGCTGCAACAGGGCTTGGGTATTTGATGGTCGGGATATTGCAATTACGCAAAGGTTCTATACCTAACGCTATGATTTGGTTGGGATATTCTTTTGCACAAGTCGGCTTATGGATGGCGCTCAAATGAAAGAATTTAATCCACACAACGCTTACGACACGATTGAAAATGTCAAGCGTAAATATGCTGAAGCTGAAGGACTTGCTGCTGGTCTTGAAGCAAAGAAAAAAGCAATTATTGCCATTATGATGAAAAAGTCGGGTGAACAATCACTTGGTGCGCAAGAACGAGAGGCTTACGGTTCTAAGGAATATGATGAGTATTGTCAACAAATTGGCGAGGCCACAGCAAACAAAATTCTATTAAAATTGGAAATTACCCAAGCTCAAATGGAATTCGAAGCCTGGCGTTCTGAACAAGCTACTAATCGAAACATAGAAAGAATAACAAGATGACACCTGATTACTCTGAGAACTATCTGCAAATCGCTAAATTGTTAAAGCAATATCACAACGCCACACTTAGAAAAAATTATGAGAAAGCCACAAAAATTGCTCATGAATTAGCTGATGAGACAATTAAATTAGAGTTTTCTACTTACGAGCAAGTTCGTAAGAATTGGGTTAATTAATGAAATTAATGCGCAATATGTTTGCTACGCATACAGACTATGCTGATTTTAAAGGCATCATACCTAGCAATCCTTTGTTTGTGCCAAGCAATGTAGATGGTATCTGTGAACGTAATGGTCATTTCTTAGTAATGGAATGGAAGCGCCCAGATGAAAAAGTTAGCAAAGGCCAAGAGATATTGCTTAAAGCATTAGCTGAAAACCCACGCTTTATTGTGACCATCATTTACGGCAATACTGATGATGGCACATTTATTGATAAGTATTACACCGTAGGCATGGATGGTAAATGCGCAATAGCGGGTGTGGGATTTGAGCAATTTAAAACTTTTTATAGACAATGGTACGAATGGGCAGATGGCAATATATCGAAACAAAAAGCTGCTTGAGATTGTTAGAAACTTACCGTGCCAACATTGCGGAATAGAAGATGGAACAGTTGTTGCAGCCCATTCAAATCAGCTTCGAGATGGTAAAGGCCGAGGACTTAAAGCGCATGATTACCGAATATCGGCACTCTGCTATAAATGCCACATGGAAATCGACCAAGGGCCGTTACTCATCAAATCTGCTCGTATTGAAAGGTGGGAAGAAGCACACCGCAAAACTATTGGCGAACTATTTGAAAGAGGCTGGTTAAAGCTCTAAAGGGTCAAACCCTAATTCGGTAGCAACTTTATGCGCTCTGCGTCTAAATGTGGCATCGTGTTTAGTCCAAGCATCAGTAATTGTGCCACTACGACTCATGTGTATGCACTCATGTAATAGCGTAGAAATTACAGTCGTAAGCCAACCGCATCTAGCTTCTGAAATGGTAATAATATGCTCATATTCTCCACCATCATCGTAAAGATATGTTCCCATTGCTTCTGGGTCGGCATCAACAATAAACTTAATTTCTTCTGGTAGAGGTAAATTCCAACGACAAAGTGGTTCAGCTATCATCAAAGCAGAATAGAGATTTTTTAAAATATTAGGCGTTAATTTCATGCTAAATGCTTTAACTTTGCGTGGGGTATTACGGTGCGAGTATCGGTTGAATGTGCGCCACAAGCCTTACATTGGTAACGCTGGTAAGCACCTGTCGTAGTATAACGAAATCCTTTACTGACGAGATGAGGCTTT